ATATCAGCCCGACTTAATCACTAGCATGACGGCATTCACAGGGAATAAGTACTCACAAGTAATCGCGCGATCTGATCAAACTTCTAGATTTGAAGATGACGATTACACTACTATTTTCCCACAGGCTATGGGCATAGGATTTAGATACATAGAGGCGTGGGAATACGAATTCACTAACAATACATTCCCTACAGAATTTGCTAATTTTAACGCGTGGGCAGACGCTAACTTTTAAACACAGGGGCAGCGATGAAACTTGTAAAACTCAAAATTAATAATGTACCGGGGTATTCGGGCGTTGTTAATGTTAAAACTGACGCAATGGGGACGCCACTAAATAAATTCTGGCGCAATCGATTAAAGGACGCCGAGACTGACAAATGTGTCGAGATCGTCAAGCCCACCAAAAAAGGAGATAGCGCGAAATGACGACTATTAACCAACCAAAAGTCACCACCAACATAATTGCAGCGTCCACTACTGCGGAAAATACAGCCCAAAAAATTCTGTTTATAGGGCAGAAAACTGCGGCGGGAACCGCTGGCACGGGCGAACTGTTTGAAAATATTGCAAACGGCGGCGCGGAGGATGCTCTTTTTGGCCCTACTTCAATGCTAGCCACATTGATTCGTGCTAACAAAGTTAGGAATCAGCAGGTTCAGATTGACGCAATAGTATTGAATGATGATGGAGGCGGATCAGCTTCAGAGGGTATATTCACTATTACCGGCACGGCTGCGGCAGACGGTGAATTAGTTTTTACAATCGGATCAGATAGAAATCATAAATACAGCATTGCTATCACATCGGGCGACACCCCAACGGTGATTGGAGATGCGGTAGACGCTGCTGTGTTAGCGGATCTTAATTCACCTGTAACCTCCGCTAATGTTACTGGTGTTGTGACCATCACAGCGGTTAACCTAGGCACCTACGGTGACTCATTTCCAATCGGCATAAGCGGAGAGGTGGACGGGGTCAGCATTGCAATCACGGGGATGACAGGGGGCGCAACTGATCCAACATTAACCGGCGTTTTTGATCCTGTAGGTGATCGTCGATATCAGGCAATAGTATGGCCTTATCCCGATGATACAACCGAGCTATTAGCGTTTTTAGATCCTCGATTCAATGCAGACGGTGCGGTACTAGACGGCGTGGGTTTCACAGCAACTAACGCAACATTTTCAAACCTAGGGTCACTAGGTGATGGACTTAATAGCCAGTCATTGCTAATCATTGGCGGCAAACAAGAAAACACACAATCTTATAAAGGTGGCGATATTGTCGAAATTCCTATGGTTAAAGCTGCGCAATTTGCTGGTTATCGCGGCCTGCGTCTTGACACTGACGGTTTCAGCATTGCTGATTTGGTCATTTCAGCAAACGGCCCACTTGATGCGTTCGGGGGTCCAGCGCTGGCGTCGAAGCCCTATTTTAATACCCCCTTTGCCGACTTATCGCCAATCTTGCCGGGGCGTGGATTTGACGCGACAGAAATTGAGACACTAAAAGATTCTGGTATTTCGGTGCTTGGGAATAACCTCACTGCAACGGGTATTATTGCCGGCGAAATGGTCACATCATATAAAACAGACGTGGCGGCTAACCCTGATCCCACGTTTACGTTTTTAAACTATGTCGATACCGCAAGCCAATCGCGTGAATACTTTTCTAATAACTATCGTAAGCGGTTCGCGCAATCCCGACTCACTGAGGGGGATATTATAAAAGGCCGGGACATGGCGAACGCTGTTGTTATGCGGTCCTTTTCAAAGCGGCTCTACCAGGACTTAAGCGGTGTTGATTTTGTGCTGCTTGAAGCCGGGGAAGATGCCTTAAAGTTTTTTAATGGCAATATGATCATAGCCATTGATAAAGTAGCCGGGAAGATCACAACACAAATGACAGTGCCTATCGTCACCCAAACCCGCGAAATACTCACCACCATGAAAATCGCTTTCAGCGTCAACGCGTAAAAAGGAGCCGCCAAAATGGCAACACAATTAAACGACATTACAATTTTTGTTAATGATACCCCCGTGGCTTACACTGCTGACTCACTGAGCTGGAAAGACGGTCTAGGTGATTCTAGTGTTAGGAATGCAGTGGTAGGTGGTGGGCAAACGGAGCAGGTTTTTAGTAAAGACCTGGCTACAAAGTTTGGCATGGTAAAGTTCTCAATGCCTACTACCGAGGAAAACGAGGCTTTCAAAAGAGCTTGGAAACTCAACGACAATAACAACGTGGTTGAGTTAATCGGGCCGTCTAGCGGATCTTTCACTAAGATCTTCACGCTTGCCGCTATTCTCGAAGATCCAGAATCCAACGCCGCAACTGATGGAAACATTGAGGTAGAATTTAACACTAACCCAGCACAATAATCTAACTGCAAGGTCAAAACATGAGCGAACATATTTACGAACTAAAGCACCCGTTTAAATACGCTAACAAAGGGGAGCAAGTAGACGCTAGTTTTATTACCGTCTTCGCCCCCACTTTTAAGCAGATAGACAAGGTAGCCCCCATCAAGCAAGCATTCACTGTTGCCATTGATGAAATATCAAGCGGTCAGGAGGACGTGAAAGAAAAGGAGGGAGAAAAGGAGAGTGAAGGCATTACCCCTTCCCAAGTTTTACAGCTTTTATACCGGGCAAATGCTGATATAACGAAACTATTTCTACATGCTCAAGAGCTTTTTAAATCGGGCGCGGCGCTTGTTGATGGTGAGTCAAAATTAACTATCCCCCTAATGGAAAAAATGAGCCTTGATGACTTTGAGGGGCTAGTGGGGGTGTATATTGCAAATTTTATAGTGCCATCCCTGATGGATGGAACCGAGAACAGCACAGACTAGAAATGCTCAAGATATGTGCTTTTTTCGATGGGGGTATGCCCTACCCCTTTTTAGAGGACATGCCTATCGACGAGTTTAACGGAGTGGTCAAGGATGCCAACGAAATACAACGGCTTCGTGATATCGAAATGAATAAGGCTAAATGATGACGAATAAAGTAAGTTTTATAATTCAATTCAAGGATAAGTTTAGCCGCACTTCCGCAGCCATTAGACGCCAGTTTAAAGGCATTAAAAAAGGTGCTGATGCCGCTTCACGTGGCATAAGAAAGATATCATCAGCCCTAAAAGCCGTCAGCTTTGCGAATCTTGAACGTGGCGCAAAGCGCGCAACTGCCCGCCTTAAAGAGCTAGGCAAACGGGGTGAAAATCTACGAAAGATTGGCAAAGGGATAGCTACGGCTGGCGTTGCTTCCACGGCTGCGGTAACCCTACCTGCGGCATTGATAGGTAAATCCCTAGTCGATGCGGCGAGCGATGCTACAGAAACAAAAAATAAATTTAATACCGTTTTTGAGTCAATTAAGAGCAAGGCTAATGAGGTAGCTAGTGAATACGCTAAGAGCTTTGGCGTGGCTACTTCGACCTCACAAAGGCTCTTAGGGTCTACTGGTGATCTACTGGTGGGTCTGGGTCAATCGGAAAGTGCCGCTCTTTCTACGTCTAAGCGGATTATTGAATTAGCTGCTGATTTAGCATCATTTCAGAATCTTGAAGGGGGCACGGCTGACGCTGCGGACAGACTCACCAAGGCGCTTACGGGCGAAACTGAAAGTCTTAAAATGCTGGGCATCATCATTAGGCAGGACACCCCTGAATTTAAAAAATTAGTTAAACAGACGATGCGAACTGACAGGGTATCGATTCAATTAGCAAAATCAACAGTGATACTAAACGAATCGATTCGTCAAAGTAAAAAATCAATTGGCGACGTTTCACGAACATGGGACGATTACGCAAACTTAACGCGTAGAGTAAGCGAGAGAAATATAGAATTAAAAGAAACCTACGGGCAACACCTTATCCCATTGGCAACAATGATGGTTAAAGCTTATGAAAAATTGGTGGATATCTTTATAAACTTATCACCAGCCACCCAGAAATTTATATTAGCGGTGGCTGGAATAACGGCTGTATTAGGGCCGTTATTGCTAATTATTGGCGGGTTGGTGATCGCATTTAGTTTTATTAGTTTGCCTATTTTAGCGATCACTGCGGCAATAGCTGGTCTAGTGTTGGCGGGCGCGTTCTTGATTGCAAATTGGAAGAAGGTCACACAATTCATGCGAGATAGTATGAACCTAGCGGCTGCGGGGGCTATTATCGCAATCGTGCTCATTATTAAAACCTGGCGTGAATTTAAAGCATCAGTGATGGGGGTTATTGACGATATAAAGGTGGCATTTGCTGATCTGTGGGATAGTTCGTTCATAACCTCGATTAAAAACGCCGTTAGTAAAGGGCTTGATTTATTAAAACCGTTGTTAACGCCTCTCGCTGCTGTTAGTGATCTTATAGGGTTCGGTGATGTCAACGTGGCAAGTGTCGCAGCTAATGATGCTGGAGCACCGAGCGCGCCGGTAGTTGCCGCAAATGGCACTTTAGACGGGCAAATAACAGTAGCAGCCGCGCCAGGTTCAGAAGTAAAATCAACAAAGCTAATAAATAGAAGCAGCGGCCTGAATGTTGGCATGAATATGAGGGCGTTATAAATGGCAGACGAAGGGAAAATATTAAACGGGTTTTATAAAACCATCCCAATCGCTATGCGTTCTGGAAGCGTTGCGGGTGGGCGCAAGACGGTAGTGAAGCAATTCCCAAGCCGCGACACTCAATCTGTTGAAGACCTCGGATTACAGCCCCGGAAATACTCCCTTGAGATTATAGTCAGGGATACGGTAGACGCTGAATATTTTAGTTATCGTGATACGCTTTTGGCCGTGCTTGAGCAAAAAGGGCCAGGTGAATTAATCCACCCGATGTTTGGCAGGATTGAAAACATTCTAGCTGTTAGTTATAACATCAGCGAAAACTTTAACTCGTTCGGCGATACTATCGTTAGTGTTAATTTTGAGGTTGATAACAGCACAGGCATTCCGCAGGGAACAGACAACGTAGGGCCTCAAATTGCTACCGCTAATAATGCCGTGCAAGCCGCCGTTAATTCAGATATTGCCGAAAATTATAGCGTGACCGATTCGTTAGTGGGTAATTTCCAGGCGGCAGTAGATAAAGTTGAAGGCGTTATAGACGCGGCTAGGGAGTCCACGGCATTCATTGGTGAAGCGGCGCAAACATTAAACGAGTTCAGCGCAGAACTAGGGCAATTATCGGCTGATATTAACAGCCTAGTGTCTGATCCATTGGCGTTGGGCGATGCTATAACAGGGCTATTTGAGAGCGTTAATGGGCTGTATGCTTCGGCATCGGCTACATTCGATACGTTCTTAGGCTTCTTCGGGTTCGGTAGCGCTGACGTTGAAATAAAACAGGACACAGTGGGCCGAATTGAACGGCAAACCAATAACGAAATACTAAACGGGGCAGTGGCGGCATCGGCTTTAGGTTATGCGTTTTTAGCCGCAACTGATATTGAATTCGAGACTGTCCGAGAGATTGACGAGTTAACCGCCGAACTCGATGCACAATACGAATTAGTACTAACCGGATTAGCTGCGGGCGCAGACCCAGCAAGCCAACATACCACCGGTAGCTCTCAAGATGTAATCGATTCAATCACTGACATGCGTGTGAAAGTTCTTGCTGCGTTGGATGATATCCGAATCGATACGAGCCAGATTATCAGCGTTCACACAAACCCTACCACGGCCCGATTATTAGGGTTCACGTATTATGGTAACGATACCGAAGGACAGGCGCTAGTGGATTTAAATGGGTTCACAGACGTATCCTTCATTGAGGGGACTGTCGAGGTGCTAACCGCATGATGCTTGAGGTTAACGGCGTTCAGTACACTGACTTTGTTTCTGCTAATTGCGAAATAAGACTAGACGCGTTGAGCAATACTTTCAACTTTGAAACTGTGATGACTGATGGCCAAGCACTGCCATTTAAAGGTGGCGACGCATGCAAAGTTATTGTTGACGGGGAAACAGTTCTAACGGGATTCATTGAAGTCATAGACGTTGATTATGATGGCGAAAGCCACTCGGTAAATATTAGCGGGCGAGATAAAACCGCAGATCTTTTGGATAGCACTATCGATATTCTAGGCGACATTCGCGGTAAGGAATTATCATTAAAAGTAATTATCGAAAATGTAATAGCACACATTGGCGCTGATATTAAAGTGATTGACGAAGTGGGACCGCCTTTATTTAACGGTGCTGAAGACATAGCCGCGCCTGAACCTGGGGACAATGCGTTTAGTTTTATTAGTAAATACGCTGAGAAAAGGCAGGTGCTTTTAACTTCCAACGGCGACGGCAATTTAGTGATTGCTACTAACTCGGGAATCCCTACGGACGGCGCTATACAACATATTATCGGCGCTGAAGACAATAACGTAATGGAGGGCCGCTACCGCTACGATTTAACCGGACGCTATAACGATTATCAAATGTCGTCCGGTCTTAACCCTGTCGCTTTGAACAACGCTGGAGAGACTGACCTTGCCTCTGTCGTTGATCAGGGCGGCGGGGTCTTTGATACTGAGATAAGAAAGGGTAGACGCCTAACGCTCGAATCAAAGACCTCAATGTCTAGCACAGAATGCACAAAGCGCGCATTTTGGGAGGCCGACATAAGAAAAGCTAGGGGCACTGTATATTTTGCCAAAGCGCCCCTTTTTAGAGTTGATGGCACTAAAGGTAAATTGTGGGAGATCAACCGAATTTATCAAATAGTTGACGACTTCATAGGGAAAGTCGAGCCGATGCTCTGCAACTCGATTACATTTAGTTTTGATTTAGATGGGGGTAGAGTAACGTCATTGGGATTTGTTGGCCAAAACGCATATACTTTAGATCTAACTCCAGACCCAAGCGCAGAGGTAGCCGACAATGTTGCATAAATTGATTAGGTGGGCGCGAATTACTAAGCCCGCACCGGCTGAACCTCAACAATTCGCAGTGCAGCAAGTAAGCTATTCCGGCAAAGTGGGTGATGCTGCGGTGGTAATGCCCTACGGTCTTCATGCTAATTTGCCGGTTGATTCGTTAGCGCTGATGTTTGCGGTAAATGGTGAACCAGACAACAGAGCGATTATTGGATACGATGCAAAAAAACGGCCAGCCCTAGAAGAGGGTGAGGTGGCTTTTTATCATCCCCCCACCGATTCATTTATAATTTTTCGCGCATCGGGTGATTTGGATATCCAGGCAGGCACCGAGGGCGGCGCTAATGTTAATATCATTTGCACAGACGCAAATATAACCGCCTCAGGTGATGTGAATGTGGAGGCTGCTAATGTAAACATTGACGCGGGTGTGACTAATCTCGGTGTTGGCGGCCTTGCTATTGCGAGAGTAGGAGACGCTGTAGCTGTCGATGGCGTAACACATAGTGGAACAATTACGGCGGGGGGGCTTAATACGAGCATATGACAACTGACGCGATTTTAACAATTGACCCCACGAGCGGGCTTTATGACATTAGCATCGATGCCAACGGTGATATTGCCAACGATGATTTTTTTGATACGTCGATTTTATACGCGCTTTATGGTGAAAAACGGGCGGCACCGGAAGAAGTTTCTAGTGCTGAATTGCGCCGGGGCTGGATTGGTAATCGTGAAGACTTTGAAAACGGCTCTAAATTATGGTTACTTTCACAATCACGACTTACACGCGACACGTTAAATAGGATTGAAGATGAGGCTAGAAAAGCGCTTCAATATCTTGTTGACGACGGCTTAGCGGTGTCTATCGATCAAGTAACGGCGGGAATAAATAACGGCGCGGTAACACTTGTTATCACTATTCGGCGCTCTCTAGATCGAGTAGAACGTAAATTTTACACATTATGGGAGAATACAGGCCGTGGCGCTTAATATTCCAGAAACGGCAGCAGAGGTTGACGACCGGGCCAAGGCGGACGTTCAACGCGAGCTTGCCCAGTCTAACCCTTTCTTAAAAAATAGCTGGTTAGGCGCTCTCGTCACTGCCTACAGTAATAGAATTTTTGATTTTTACATTCAATTAAATATCGCTATTCGAGAGAATTTCCCAGACACCGCAACCGGTGATTTTTTGATTCGCTGGGCGGCCATTTGGGGTAAGCAAATAACCCCCGCAACGCAATCTAACGGCAACGTTGTAGCGACTGGTGTTGCTAGTTCAAGCATTCCCAATAATACGATAATGACTGTTGCTGATGTTGGGGAATTTATCACTACGTCTCTCGCAACTATTAGCGACCAAAGTTTATCGATAACCGATTTAACAAGATCGGGCACCACCGCAACGGCTTTATTCCCGACTGATCACAACTTAGCAAGCGGCGTTACTGTCACGGTGGTCAATGCGAGCAATACAGAATATAACGTCACCGGCATCATCACTGTGGTTTCTGCCACTAGCTTTGAATATCAAATTACAGGGACACCTCCAGACGAGCTGGGAACGTCCGCCTTTGCTCAATTTACAACCGCGTCTGTTCCGGTAACGTCCGTTGATTTCGGTGACGATTTTAATTTAGACGCTGGAACACAATTAACATTACAAAGCCCTATTGCGGGCGTTGACGACATACTGACCGTTGATTTCGGGGCAATTGGTGGCGGCACTGGTGACGAATCGGACGACTCTCTACGTGCTCGAATGTTGGATAGAATACAAAACCCAGTGGCCCACTTTAACTCTGCTGATATTATCGAAAAAGCAAAAGAAGTAGCGGGAGTAACACGGGTTTTTGTGCAAAAGGTTACGCCATCGCTGGGCGAGGTAACAATTTATTTTATGCGAGACAATGACTCTAACCCCATTCCGTCGGGTAGCGAGGTGACGACTGTTAAAAATAAAATCCTTGAGATAACGCCAGCTAATACGGGCGATGCCCAGGTTTTTGTATTCGCTCCAACTGGCGTTGATGTCGATTTCACTTTTACCGCTTTAGACCCAAGCACAGCATCCATGCAATCGTCAATTAATGCAAACCTTAGACAGTTTTTTGATGAGCGTACAGAAGTTGGCGTAGATATCGAAGAAGACGCGTATAGATCCACCATTTTTAATACTGTGGACACTGAGACCGGCGCGCTAGTTTCATCATTTACGCTGTCGGTTCCATCGGGTGATATTACCATTGCGTCCGGCGAAATTGGAACATTAGGGGCGGTTGTCTATCCATGATTTTATTCCAAAAGCGGGACATAGAACGTTATACAGACAGCTTGGCGGCATACTTGCCAGGGGGCATACTATTCGCTATTAAGTCTTTCCAAGATAGCAATTTTAGAAAACTGTTACGCGGGCTTGCTGGCGAGTTATTTAGATCTAACGGGTTATTAATCGAGTATAGCGACGAGATTTTACCCGATACCACGGAGAAATTTCTAGGTGAGTGGGAATCCGCTTTGAAGCTGTCGCCGGGGCCTGGTTATTCTAGTTCTGATCGTCGGCGTGACATTCTAGTTAGGCTTGCCTCTTCGGGCGTACAATCAAATAAAGATTTTGTGGAATTGGCCGCTATTTTTGGCGTACCTATAACTATAACGGGCGACACTTACACTATTACAATCGGGGTAAATATACCTCTTGCTGAAACTTTCCCTTTAGAATTCCAGATAAATTTCGGTAGCGCTGAAATAGAGTTGCTTCGAGGCCTGTTCGAGAACCTAATTCCGGACAATTGCGAGCTGGTAATAATTCAACTTTAAAAGGTGATCAATGCAACTACTAAATGACAAAATCGATGGTTCGGGAAGTCCTGAAAATGTGCTAACCGCTGCGGAGTGGAACCAGCTACCCACCGAGATACAAAATATAATCACTACGCTAGGTTTATCGCTATCAAACGGTGATTTAAACCAGTTAGGCAAGGCTTTAGCGGGTTATGTTGCTAACGGTGCGTTTTACACTGACAGCGGCACAGCCAATGCTTACGTGTTAACCCCGCTAAATGGTAAACAAGCGCCACCAGCGTATACAGACGGCACGCGCGTCGAATTTGTTACGACTAACCCAAACATAGGGGCTTCAACTGCTAACGCTGCTGGAATTGGCCTTAAAAATATAAAATTACAGGACGGCAGCGACCCGGCAGCAGGAGATATTAACGGCAGAACCATACTTAAATTTGATGACGCAAATGATTGGTTTGAGTTAGAGCTAATAGAGACAGTATCGTGGGCGGGGTGGCTTCTTGACAATGCGTTTTATACTGATGTGAGCCACGACGTTTCGTCAGAAGACACCGAACCCTCAGGCGTTTTCTTCAAGCCTGACGGCACCAAAATGTACCTGGTCGGAGACAGCAACAACAGAATTTATCAATACTCTCTTTCGACCGCTTGGGATCTGAGCACCCTAAGCTATGACTCTGTTTCCATTTTGTCGCAGGACACCGCGCCCCAAGGCGTTTTCTTTAAGCCTGACGGAACCAAAATGTACCTGGCAGGACTAGGCAGCGGCAATATTTATCAATACTCCCTTTCAACCGGTTGGGATTTAAGTACCGCGAGTTATGATTCTGTTCTTCTTAATATTACGCCAGACGCCGTTGGAGTAACTGGCATTTTCTTCAAACCTGACGGCGAAAAAATGTATCTGGTCGGATTCACCAACGATAATGTTTATCAATACTCCCTTTCAACCGGTTGGGATCTAAGCACAGCGAGCTATGATTCAGTTTTCTTTGATATTTCGTCAGAAGACACCTCCCCCTCAGGCGTTTTCTTCAAGCCTGACGGAACCAAAATGTATATTAGCGGAGACAGCAACAACAGAATTTTCCAATACACGCTTTCAACCGCTTGGGATCTGAGCACCCCAAGTTATGACTCCATTAGTCACTATGTTGGCCTGGAGGATACTAGCCCGCAAGGCGTTTTCTTTAAGCCCGACGGCGTAAAAATGTACATGATAGGGAGCCTCAACGATAACGTTTATCAATACTCAACAGGCAGACCGTACCAAGGGTCCTAATTCATGACACTAAAAACAGACCTAATAAACGCGGTAATAGACATTGAGGGCGGCTATGTGAACGATCCCGATGATAGTGGTGGCGAAACTAACTACGGCATAACCTCGACCGCTGCGAAAGAGCACGGCTATACCGGCTCAATCGGGGCAATGCCGCTGTCTGTTGCTGTTGATATTTACGAAGAAATGTATTGGCATGCAATACACGGTGATTCGATTGTAGAAATGTCGCAAATAGTAGCCGCTGAAGTTTTTGATACGGCGGTTAACACAGGGGTTCACAGGGCATCGATATTTTTGCAAAGGGCGCTGAACGTTCTTAACGACCGTGAGCGGCTTTATCCGGACATTAAAACAGACGGCGCTATTGGTCCTAATACTATCAATGCGCTGCGGTGTTACGTTAGGCGACGTGATGCGGCTGTTATGGTAACTGTTCTCAACGCAATGCAGGGCGCGTTTTATGTAGAGCTTGCGGAACAGCGAGAAAAAGACGAAAAATTTCTTTATGGTTGGATTAAAAACAGAGTGGAGGTAACAAATGATTAAAACGAATGCAGGCGGACGAGGAACACAGCGACCGAGAACAACTAGCCCGAAAAGGCCTAAACCAGCCGCAGGAGGGCGGGGGAAGTCCCGCGTTAAAAAGCCGGCTAAATGATAATTTCTGCTTTAATGACGCTCATTGCGGCATCATGTTTAGTTCAACCGAACGCGCCGCGCTTATTCGCGGCGCTAGTGTTTGGGGGAATGACTGTTGCCCATGATTTAGCGTTTGCTGGATGCAGTGGAATTGAGTATTACGGAAGTGCCGCGCTGGCGGATCTTGCTATTATGATCTTCATAAGCGGCATATCTCCCACACCAAGGATGGTTATTAACCTGCAATGGGTCTGTATTGCGTCGATTGTCACAAACATAATGGGTTGGGTGATGTGGTTAACATATTTATCCCCGGTAGCATATAATTACGCGTATGTCTTGTTATACATAATCGCGTTTGTAGTGCTGACGAAAAAGGATAATAGTGATGTGGGAGGATTTACACTGGATGGCTGGATGTCTTGTTTTCGCGTCAATATTTTTACAGGCGCTCTCAATTCTCACGGGAGTAATGACAAGGCATGAGCGTGAGAGAATTGGTAACAGATCCAAGAATAGCGGCGGCGGTGGCATCAGGGACAGTCGGGACCGGGACAATAATTGATTTTATCCCCGATGGCATCGGAAAAATAGCGACCGTTATAGGAATAGTTTTGTCTCTGTTGCTCATCCGTGTTCACTACGTCAATTTGCAAAAATCTAGGCTTGAACTCGAAATAATGAAACGGAAAGAAGAGGAGCGGCTCGAAGCGGCGACGGCACGCAAAACAGACGGTATGCCACTTCGCCGGGGTGATGATTAGATTTTTATCTGATCGTTAATAATAAGTTCATTTTATTCTCCTTCGGGTTGCTGTATCATTCCGCCTAAAATAGCTGCTCTAGCCTCTATTTTCCTCTCTCTAAGAGAGTTAACGTGATCAATTCTTTTCTTCGATATAGCCCCTGGATGAAAAATAATACCCATAGGATCGTCTCTGTAGTCCCACACTGCATCAAGGGTTTCCACTCCGTCATCATCTATACTGACAGATAAAGCAAGGCCGAGAGGGTGGAAAAACATTCGGTTAGCTTCCTGCAAAAATCCCTCAGCTCTGAAATCTTTAATGCTCATTGTTTTAATTGTCATTATTCACCCTCCTGATAGTTTTTAGTCCGGCAATAAAAATCTATCGCTACCCATATCGCTACCCATGAAGCAATCCATTTTACGTGGCCTCTCTCTTTTAAAAGTATCCCGCCACAATCGGCAGCAAGCAAGATAACTAAAGAAACTAGAGTTGCTGGAATAAGTCTTATGATTGTTGACAGAAAAAACCTTCCGGCGATTCTTAAAAACTGCATTATTCACTCTCCTTTGTGGCGCTGTAATTACACGTAACGCCAACCATTCCAGAATACATTCCGCCAAGAATAATCGTACACGGAGTGCCGTCTTTCAATATGAGCGGCTTTTCTCCGTATTTCGGGCGCTCAACTGTAACGCTTCGAACGTTTTTGAAACGATCAGAAGTAAAAATTATATTTAAAGCAGCCACCATCACAAATAAAAAGAACAAGGGAATAAGTAGGTTATTTATATGTGTCATTATTCACCCTCCGCTAGTTCGTACCATTCGGGTTTAGGTACAACTTCATCGTGAAAGAAAACCGATATCCTAGCCTCAAAAAACCCTCTACCCTCTTCGCTCTGCACAATTGGTGATCCTGATTTACTTACTCCAATCAATCGGCACACCGCACCGTCAACAACAAGTCGAACATGTAGCCCGTCATTCTCGACTACTTTTTTCCAGTTTATTTGGGTTTCAGCGATTTCGTATTTTTCGGGTTGCATCATAAAGTTGGGTGACTGTGCCAAACGACCCTTACACCGGATTTGCGAACCCTCGGAATACGCCTTTATCATTTCCCAGTTCTCGACCCACATATACAATTCATGTTTGGCAGACATGTGGCCAAGTTTTTCAATGTTGTCTTTGCCCATCGAAATAAGGTGTGATGCTTCTTCTCTGTTCATAAGTGTTCTCCGTTTTTTGAGTAGACTAATTCATGATCCGCGTCATTTCTGCTATAGGGATACCTTTTGATGTTATCCGCACAACTAATCAACTCGAACTCGTAAAGCGCCCATTGGTGATACTTGTCAAAATCGCTCCCTGCGAATGCGTCAACCTGGCGCTTGCCTTCTTCTACGTCGTCACCGATCCAGAAAACCCCGTGGCCATAGATTCCGTTTTTTTGTACAAAATACGTTGCCATTGCTTAGCGCTCCTCTTCTTTATTAATAATCCCACTCTGTAGTTATCAATTCACAGCCCTGTGATTCTAGCCAGGGCTTAAGCTTTGTTGTAAAGCAGTCTAGGCACATATCCACCCCCTCTAACTCACCTCTCCCGCACTCCGGGTAGACTGAGCCTGTTTTACATTGAACGGTAACTTCATCAACAGAAAACGAACCTCGTTTAATAGCTGTATTACAGAGATCGCAAATTGTTTTTTCCAGCACTTGCCTGGTTTTTGCGGGTACATCAACGGTTTTATATTGCTTCATTTTTCCGACCTTGTTTAATATTGGATTTCTACAGCTGGCTTTTTGCCCTTGTAGCTTCTCATTACCGCATTCAACGACACGTCAAAAAATATCTTATTGTTTCTCTCGCCGTAGGAGACTTCGCCTAGATCTTTTTCCGCTCTCAAGATGTTTAAGATTTCGTTAGTAATATAGATTCTTTTCATGCCGTTCTTTTTCCACTCGTTACCGCCAAGCTCTATTAGTTTTGAAGATTTCATAATATGTCTCGTTTAAGTTAATCTTTAAGCTTGTGGTAATAATAGCAAGGGTTAGATCTAACGTCAAGAGTTAAGGGTGATTAGTTATGTGAACAACCCTTTTATCATTTGCCACGTTGTTTTAACCGTTCCATCTTTATTAAAAGCATTTGGGTTCATCGATATAGCCTCTTTCTTATATTCATTAAACATCGCTATCCTTTCTTCCTTCGTTGCGCCTTCAGGAATTGGTTTTAATGGTGGAAAATATGATCTAGCCATAGTTAACGCTCCTTTTATTTAATCCCCAAGCAATCGATACTTAACACCAATAGCATTAAGTCCTCTATCATCCATAGCAAAACTGCTAACGTGCAGAAAAAACACACTGACAGGCGAGGCGTTCAGACCCCACCCAGCCTCTACTATGCCTAGCGGGTTCGCCCACTGCCCTTGGTACTCCTCGGCCTCAACTGTTAGCCTGTCGCTACGCTCATCATGAACAGCTATAGCAACGTCTAGGTAGCCCCCTGCGTAAGCACCACCAGAGCAAAGCATTAATAATAAAATTAGTTTTTTCATTTATTAATCCTTTAATTAATTGTTATAGAGAACTACCAGCTCATTCTTGGAGGCACTACATCTTCATTACCGTCATATTCAGTTATTTCAAACTCGGCCCCGTCCGGTATCTCTTCGATTGCTAATTTTGCGCAATGTCCGTTAGCCTTTTCACCGAGCCTTTCAATCACTTCTATTAAGTCTGGATCTGATCTATTTTTATCGCCATAAAAAGATTCATAGAAAAAATTATCATCCGGTATTTTTTTCACCTTCTCGCCGAGGTCAGCATTTGAGGAAATCAAAAATATTCCTTTAAATTCAGATAACGTTGAAATATCATTAATTCGTTTATATCCGCCGCCTTCAAGCTCTTCATACCACGTAAGATTGATTCCTTTTTTCTTTCTATACTCATGTTCCGCAGTAGGGCTTAAACTAAACCCACCAAAGCAATTGTTATAAGCTACTTTCATTTCATTTCTCCAATTTATCCATTTTTACCTTCGTTAAGTATGGGGTTATGGGTCTAGTTCATTAACGGCCTCGACTTCAAATCTAGGGTCGTACTCTGTGAAAAAATTGACCGCGTGTATTTTCCCATTTGCATCTTCAACATAAACCGTAAACTCCATATCACTAGCTTCATCAATTTGATGCTCTTGTTCTGCGAAGCCTTTAGCAACTTCCTCGATAACGTCCGCATCATCAATATCATAAAAAGCAACGGGATCAACAAGTTCATTCTTATAAAATCCGACTCTCATTTCATTTCTCCAATTTATCCATTTTTACCTTCGCCGTTTTCGTTATATCAAAATGGAAATTCATCATCGAAATTATCAGGCCCTTGCGCCATTGATCCGCCGCTCATTTGCTGTGGTTGCTGAGGATGAAACCCTTGGTTGTTTTGAGATCCTTGGCCCGATTGATTCTGACCGCCCTTACTGTCTAACATTTGGAGTTCTCGCCCTACAATTTCGGTAGAATATTTGTCTTGGCCGGTTTCCTTGTCCTGCCATTTTCGGGTTCTTAGAGATCCCTCAACGTAAATCTTTGAGCCTTTCTTTAAATACTGAGCTACAATTTCGGCAACTTTTCCGAAGAATACGACCCTGACATATTCAGTGTTATCAACTACATCCCCGGTGTTTTTATCTTTGTAGCTATCATTTAAAGCCAGCCTTATGTTGGCAACCTGCGTGCCATTTGGCATTGCTTTAATTTCTGGATCAGCGCATAAATTGCCAATGCTGATTGTTTTATTGATACCTTTACTCATTTTAATTCTCCAAGTATTTTCTAACTTTAACTTCTGTTATGCTTAATTTGCTGGCGATTTGAGCAATACTTGCTCCTTTGTCATGGCCGTCTTTTATTCTGGCTATAATCTCTTCCGCTAATTCATCGTTATCAAACGAATCCCCAGCAATTAGCTCGCCTTCCTTGTGCCAAAGGTCTAAGGCCAAGCCAAATCTCATTCCAGCGTTCCTTAGCGCGTCTCCAATTCGTTCTTTCATAGCATCGCCGCCAGTCTTACCACCAGCATCACCACAACCTATTCTTGTGACTCCGCAAACAGTGAGCTTTATCCATAGTAAACCGTCCCTATCTGTCGCAGGTAGGCCGTTCTCTAATGCCATTGGCTCCCAATTCCATAAAGGGTCCACGTCAAGCAGGCGGGCAGTGAGAGCCGCGTGGCCAACATAATCAAGATGTATGACCTTCGGGTGATGCCATCCACCGCAAATCACGCAACGAACCCCGGCCTTAAAATCAGCTCTGACCTCTTCGGTCTGCTTTTTTGTAGGCTTAGGCAGCTTCCCAATGAAATTATCTGGAAATGGCTCTCTAAGCTTATCAAGACCCTCTAAAATTCCGTCGTCCATATTTCCTCTTTAATATATCTATAAGTTTCAGGTAGTGTTAATTCTAAAATGTGTAGAATCCCAGGCTCATCAAGTATCGGTTTTAAGCCAAAACAATCCTCCGCCTCAACCATTAAATCGATATCTTCAGCTAAATATATAGCGATCATATACCCAGCTCTTTCCAATGAATCATGGACTCTCTTGTATTTTACTTTTTTGCCTTTCTCGAATGAGTTATACAAATCAGCTTGACTATCTTGCGTTTGATCTCGAAGAAAGAACCATAGGCCCAAGCTGTTCCAGCTATTAATAAGGGCTAAATATTCGCCTCTATGGTCCATCGTATCTCCCTGCCTCAATTTCGCACTGCTCATACCCGTGTGCATAACCGTCAATAAAATACAGCGATCCTTCTACAAAATTAGGGCCGACAATGCCCGCAAAATACCCGCCTAGCCACTCTAAGAAGTTAATCAAGTAAAACCCTCCTGTAATTGTTTTCGTTGCTTAATCGATTTACAAAAAAACCGGTAATTTTATCCTTGAAAATCTCTTTATTCTGAGACACAAAAAGACTAAAAGCCCCGATAGATATTGAATCTTTATAGAAATCATCCAACTCTAAATCCATTATCTCGCATCCGAAATCGATAATAAGAGCCTTGTTTTCGCACCCTAAAATTGCCTCGGCATCGCTGATAACTGAATTAACAAATGGACATGCGCGGTGATTCATGGCTTCTAATTGAATGCATTGAGAGTCCATTCCTTCCCCTATTTGAGATTCGCAAGCGTTACATTCAGGCCGTGCAATAAAGGCCGCATCGTGTATATCCCAGAGATCAATATAGTTCATGTTTCCGCCGTTGTTTGTTTCGATAGATCTAATGTAGCAAAAGATAACGTACGCGTCAACAATAAACTCAAAGAAACCATATATTGACAAGATCCATATAGTAGCATAAGCTTTCTACAATCAATCACGGAGGCATAAAGTGGAAGTCAATAAAGTGCTTTACACCACACGCGAAGCTAGCATCTATTTAGGTTACTCAATGACCACAATAAGAAGTAGCAGAAGAACCGGCTATTTGGGCGATGTAGAAGCCCCTAAGCATCTAAAACTAGGAGAGTCAAAAAAAAGCCACGTTAGGTACGAAAAAAAAGAGCTTGACGCGTGGATAGCTCGAATTAAAGAGCAGATATTTTAACCATTAATGGGAGATTAAAAATGAGCAAAGAAGATTTATACAACATGGATTTACATGAAGAAACTGAGCTGTGGCGTGGGTGCTGTGTTATGCGTGTGCCTGGAGGCTGGTTATATAGATTTGAAAACGAGCAAGCAGGCGGACACTGGACAACATCAACAGCCTTTGTCCCGAACGACGACCCTAAAATAGAAATAACCCAATTATAAACGAATTAAAGAGCAGATATTTTAACTATTAATAAACAGGAAGGAGAACAGAAAATGGCTAAGTATGATTTTAAAAGCGCTAAAAGATACATTCAAATGCACTCTGATTTAATTTCATCTGCAACTATGGGAATGCATGAGGATTGGTTCTGGACAGCTGAAAACATTTATGAGGATGATAAATTTTCTGTTGATTTAGATGAAAAAGACCTAACGATTGCAGGTCTTAGAGGAAGCGATTGGGCTACCCCAATGCTAGAAATTGAATTCAAAGACGGTACTAGCGTCAAGAAGGACTGTTTTATAGGGGCCGTTGGAGGACAAAAACCCGAGTGGTTTAAATTGGGATGTTTGTCCCAGCCCGTACAGGATGCCAGAGAGGGAGTGAAGCTATTAGGTCTGGACGCATAACCCAATTAATAAACAGGAGAACAGAATGCTAGTTAAAGAGCTAATAGAGTTTTTACAAAAACAACCGCAGGATATAAAAGTTGCGTATAGGCTTTGCAGCGAGCAATGCTTGCTGCAAAGCGAGGAAATCGAAATCGTTGATCTATGTCACCCAAGAGATGATGGGTGGGTACAAAATAAAAGACGAGATAAGCCAACAGAAACTTATTTATTGTTACCAGGTAATTAGCCTTATAACCCCCACTAGTCCATGTTAAGTGATTTGTTATATTTTAGGAGATGAGTTATGCAGCCAATGGGTAGGAAAAGCATACAGCTCCCTGACGCCAAGCATAAGCCAAAAGATAATGGTAAGAATTTAATTGGATGGTGGGAAGATATGGGTAGCGAGAACAAAAAGGCTGAGAGACAACAATCAAAAAAAGATATAGAGAAAGAAATAGAGTAAATATTATGGAAATTAATGAGCGATTTGATGCGGTAGAAGGCGATTATGCAAAGTTTGACTTAGTAGAAGCAAAAAGAAGCCAGCGCCCGGACCTGCATGCTTTGTTACTGCTAGACGAACTATTCCCGAACCCAGGCAGAGATATTATTCGTTCAGCTGCCCATAGTGAAATATGGCTTGATGTCGAGGGGGAAAAGCTGAACGATTTAACGGACCCTCAAATCCTGGAGCTCGCTAGATGCGGCGTTAGATACGATAGCGAGAACGACTACCTAATTATGTTTGTTTAGCCGTAGAGTAAAAAGATAATCTAAGACGGTTGACATAATATAATCCGTTAGGTATTATATATCCCTGCTAACAAAATAAATTAGAGGCACTGATTTGAAGATATTAGAACACATAAAGAAGCATTATAACGGCAATCAAGCCGCGTTTGCTCGATCCCACGGCGTACTACCTCAACAGGTCACAAAGTGGGTCAACATGAAATGCGTAGTCGTTAATGGGGTTCTCTACTCACCCAGGCGAGAATTGAGAAATAGCGCTTAGCCCGAGTTATAGGAGAATAAATGCACTACTACAAGAGAAACATTGGCGACTATCACAAAAAAGCGGGACGGCTAAGTATGCTTCAGCACGGAGCGTACACGCTTTTGATAGATTCGTGCTATGACCGTGAGAAATTCCCGACGAAAGAAGAGGCGATTGATTGGGCCTGGGCTTCATCTTTAGATGAAATTGAAGCGGTAGAGTTCGTTCTAAAAAAGTTTTTTAAGCTTGAAGATGGCGTTTATATTCAAAAGCAAATAAAGGAAAATGTTTGTAAGTATCAGGCGAATTCATTAACCAATAAGCGCATTGCTGTAGATAGAGAAAGGAAGCGTAGAGAGACGAATGGTAAAGAAAAAGGAACGGATTGTGATGATAAAAGCACGGTTCGTGCACAGAGCGTTAACGAACCTCCACCCAACCATAAACCATTAACCAATAACCATAAACCATTAACCAATAACCTAAGTAAAAAACAAGCAAAAAAAACCGATGTTGATTATTCAGTTTTTGATG